GTTCAGCTTCAATAGTTCTCACTGGTTTCCATGCACGTGTAGTGTAACCTTCAGATGTAACAATTTGTGTACAGCAGTATCCCTTGTAACGTCTAATATTATTGATGTACGTATGATTCAGGAAAGATGTGAGTGATTGCTGGTACGGTGAAAGTGTGTCAATCTGTGATGTATTACAACGGAAAAGTGATGGATCAGATTCAGGTGCGATCAAGATCTTAGTGGGTTTGTTGATTCTATCGTAAATACGTGTGTCTCGATGAACGATTTGGAAAGCATCATCGATTTGTTCAATCACTCTATTAATACGCGAGGCAACATTCAAACCATCGTCGTCGGGTTCGTACTTATCGATCTCCAATGCAACTGCACGATGATAAATTTGCCCCATCTGTGTAATAAATCTCATGTGTGTTGTCGACACTTTCTCCAGGTCAACTGAAAACGGTTTACCAGTTTTCAAATTAATTTCATCTGTCCTGAAAAACTTGCGATATCCAAGTTCAAAAGATACTCGTGTATTGTTCTTAGTCTGTAGCCCCCAGTTCTTCTCTTCGTCTTCAATGACATTTAATAATTGTTCACTATCCAATGTTTGGATCTGATTTTTTATAATTTCCATATTCGACTGATGTTGGTCGGCATCTTCGGATATGAAGTGTGTTTCCATCCCTTAATTTACTAATAAAAGGCAGTTATTTTTAAGCCGATAGTTTTCCAAGGATCTTTATAAGTATTTTATTTTGTGTTTGAACTTGCTGTACAAGTGCTACCAGGGCACTACACACAGTATCACCATCTGGGGTTGTGAGAATATCAAAAAGATCGATACCCGGTTCATCATCCTCCATGAAAATTTCATCGTCTTCTTCCTCTGGGAGGATCTCACCTTCCTCAATTTCAGGTTCTTGGTCACTCGACATTTGAGGTATACCGAGAAAAGACCAATGTCTATTTTTCGCATGTGCGGTATCAGGCCAAATTAAAATGTTGCTATATATTACAAACAACTCTCAAAATGGCTGGCGGACTTATGCAACTCGTAGCGTACGGCGCGCAAGACGTGTACCTGACTGGTAACCCCAAGGTTACTTTTTTCCAGGCTGTCTACAAGCGTCACACTAACTTCGCGATGGAGAACATCGAACAAACTACCAACGGTAACCCTTCCAACAACGGCCGCATCTCCGTGACTGTTGCCCGTAACGGTGACCTCATCGGCGACATGTATGTCGAGCTTTCTTCCAAGACTACTCTTGCCACCGGTTCCGGTGGTGCGGATGACTGCAACTGGGTCGCTGAGCGTGCGATCAAAACTGCCGAGTTATCAATTGGCGGACAGCGAATTGACAAGCACTACCAGCGTTGGTGGCGCATGTACTCCGAGCTTTACCTCGACGAGTCCAAGAAGGCTAACTGGGGTAAGCTCACATCCGGTAAGGGTCAGGTCTTCCTTCCTTTAATTTTCTTCTTTAACCGCAATCCTGGTCTTTACCTCCCACTAATTGCCCTGCAGTACCACGAGGTCCGTGTCGATTTCGATTTAACTGACGAGTTTGAGGCCTATTTCAATACAAACAACTTCAAGGTCTGGGGTAACTACGTGTACCTCGACACCGAGGAGCGTCGTCGATTCGCGCAGAAGGGTCATGAGTACCTCATCGAGCAGGTTCAGCACACTGGTGTTGATGCCCTCACCGTCGGTCAGACCAAGCAGGTCCGCCTCTCGTACAACCACCCTATCAAGGAGCTCGTGTTCGCCGCGACTGCCGCGTCTTCCACTCGTTCCAAGCTTTGGAACTTCACCTCCAACGTCGGTGACACTGATGTGATGATCGACTCCAACCCACACGGAAGCGACGCGGCCTCCAACTGCTTCGTGCCCCTCACCCACGCTGCCGGTGTTCCTCTCTACACCACTGGGCCTGCTGATGCTTACTCCCTCCGCCTCATTGAGGAGAATGCTGGCGGTGCCGACGAGGCGGTTGGCCCCGTTGAGAACTTCAAGCTTGTGCTTAACGGCCAGGACAGGTTCAAGGAGCAGACTGGCAAGTACTTCAACTCCGTGCAGCCCTTCAACCACCACTCTGGTTGCCCCATGCCCGGTATTTACGCGTACTCCTTCGCCCTTAAGCCCGAGGAGCACCAGCCTACCGGTACATGCAACTTCTCCCGCATCGACAACGCCCAGGTTGCCATCAAGGTTAAGGCGGGTATGGATGCCAATGCCGCGACCTCCCTCAACATGTTCGCGACTAACTACAACGTCCTCAGGATCCAATCCGGTATGGGCGGTCTCGCCTTCTCTAACTAAGCATACAAATCAAATTTGTATTTGCTATTAAAAAATAATTATTCATATTTAAAAATTGTTATTCGCAATTTTTAAAAATGAAAATAGTAGTTAAAGTTTACATGAGTAAACTATAAAATGGTGGTTCGGGAAGAGGTTATTAAACGTCTGAATTTAGGAATATCCAAGTATGGTCATGGTGTACGTGTTAGGGATGATACGGTAACATGGGGAACGAAAAAGAATTCATGGCTTGAGATGGCATCAGAGGAACTTCTTGATGCTATAGTCTACGTAATTGCAGATTATTTACGAACAGTTGAACAGATGTATGATGAAGACGCCAAAGACGATAACGATCTCATCATGCATATTTTTGATAACCCTAAGACTGTCAAGAGTGAAAAGCATTGTTCATTGTTAGAAGGGTTAATTAACATGACACAAATTTGTTTATGATTTTACTGGGTTCAGATACTTGTTTGAGATGAAAGGTGTGGTAGGAAAAGTCGTACCCCAAAAAGTAATCCTTAATTTGTTGGGACATGCTCGTAGCTTCACCAAGCCTGGGAATACCTGTACACACAGACACCTTTTCGAGTTCAAGTAAATAATCTTCCATGATGACGAAGCGTTTAAGGTTTTCGTCAGACATGCCACGCTCTTTCATGAGTTTATACATAGCAGCTGATGCACCATCAGACATGTGGAAATTTTTAGATCCTGGTACTTGTTCTGTTGGAGAATTAAAAAAGGCATACATGAGAATACCCCCAATGATGAGTGGTATCATTTAATATATGTCAAGATAATCATCAGAAACCAATGACAACGACGTACGACGCGATCGTCGGGGTCGCTGCTCCCCAATTGATGCCTGATACACCTGATTGACCTTGGCCTCCTGGTGCTCCACCAGTGCCTCCTCCTGCGCCACCGCCACCTAAATGCGGGCCTCGCGCACCTGTCCATCGGGTGTTTGGGTCGCAAGTACGCGTCCCACCGGTGTCACCGGTGTTACCGCCCCGACCAGATTCACCTGTCACGGCGGCATATGGGGTGTTGGTCCCGCCATTGCTGCCAAAATCTCCACCCTTTGCTCCAGACCCTCCCCATCCACCTCTTCCTCCTCGTCCACCAGTGCCTCCGGTGCCACCATTGGCACCAACACATTTATTAGTACTCGATTGGTGACCGTTGACGATCGAGTATATTGACGTTTGATTTTGCCCGCCACCCCCAGGAGGCGTCGGGTTGCCCCCCGAGCCGTTGTAGCCACTTTGTGTTACGGGATCGACCGGTGCAACTATACCCCCATCATAATACGCACCTCGAGTCCCGGTACTACCAGTTTTCCCGATAGACCCACTACCTCCGGAGCCGCCGGTGCCTCCGTTCCCACCTTTCTGGACAGGGTCGTTGTAGCCGTCCACTTGGTCCCACCCCCAGTTGCTTAGTGAATACTCACTCAGGGCCCCCGACGCAAATCGAAAATCAATGTCGTAACCGGCGCTGTACGTCGGGTCGTAGACGTTCGTCTTATACTGAAACGAGCTCCACGTAGGAGCTCTTATGCACGGGAAAAGCTCAACGTTGCTCGCCCTCGTTTCGCTCCAAAAAGTTGGGGTACTATAGGAACTCAGTACCCACCCTGTATCGTTGAGCGTTCGATTCCCTTGTGAATGATGAGGGTAGTAGCACTGTATAGTTCGCCTATAGTACCCGGTCGTCGACTGACGCAACCTCCAAACCCCGGCGTTGATGGGCCCGTAATTCCAATCATATCCACCTTGACCATATCCCCCACCTCCTCCCCCACCTCCTGCTCCTCCTCCCCCACCTCCTCCTCCCCCACCTCCTCCCCCACCTCCGGGGTTTAAGGTACCCCCATCGTTAAATAGATATACTGATTGTGTTTCGGTCCGACCGTCCGTCGCCGCCGCTGGGGGGGCATTTACAATTTGAACACAATTACCTCCCCTTTTTCCAGTTAATCCCTGGTGCCCCGTGTGCTCCGACCTAGCATCCGCGCCCCTCGCCGCACCGCTTGGATTTGAGTCGGAGGAGAAATTAGCTCCTCCCCCACCTCCTCCTACTATACTATTACCTGTTCCTCCCTGACCTCCTTCCCCACCTCCTCCTCCACTACCATATATAATGTTTCTGTTGTGAACAATTAAAATTACATCTGTGTCGCTAAAATTTACTTGTATTGCACCGTCTTCACCTGAATCGTCGGAATTGAGATTTTTATTAAATACTATGTTATCTATAACTGCCCTTATCATTTTTTTACGGGTCTCAGACGGACTCAGGATGAGTTTCTCAGTCACTGAGCTCACCAATTGTATGAATTCTTTACCTGCACTATGAAAATGAGATAATTTCAAGGGATCTGTTATAGAAACACTCGTGGGTATTTGATGATGTTGATTACTCGTATCGTATTCGCTTATGGGGTTATAATTACTAATACTGTCTCCAGTGACACCATGATTAGTTTTAACTAACGCGTTCGCGTCTGTGCTTCGCAGGTACTCACTTAATCTGGCTGGTGCCGATGAGCTCGACGTCCCTTCATACATATCTCTTACATGCGAAAATCTAAGTTTTGCACAACCTGATGCATTTCCGGTATTACCAGCGTTTGTAGGTGGAAGTAAAAAATGAGTACCTATACTCCAAGACATCCTAAATTAACCTGATAAATAAAATTTTAGTAATTAAACGTTGTTTCTGCTGTATTATCTTTATCAATACTGGTTACACCACCTACACCCAGTGGTGAAGTGTGTTCGACATGAATACCATATGTACCGTTACTAATAAGGCCTGTTGAAGGTGTTAAAGTAACAGTTGTATCCGTGGTTGTAATTGTAGAATTCCAATGCTTTGAATTTTCATCACCGGTTATACTTAAGAAACCCTTTCCAATATCCCTACCAGTTCCACCAGTTACATCGAGATTAAGTACACTGATATTACTTGTGGGTTCTACTAGGTGTGCCGTAATCTTTGCGGAGAACATTTGGTTTGCGAAGACGACATTTATTTCGGGAGTTGTGGAGGCCGTAATGGTACCACTTGAATAACCGTATGTCTTTTTGGTAAGTCCTCCAAGGTTTGTGATGAGACCGTTTGTTACCTTGACAGTATCAGAAGCAATGAGATTGGTTGTGTGAAGGGTATCAGAAGCAGTGACGTTTGTTGTAGCAACATTCGTTGTGTGAATGGTATCGGAAGCAGTGACGTTTGTTGTAGCAACATTCGTTGTATGAATGGTATCGGAAGCAGTGAGGTTTGTTGTAGCAACATTTGTTGTATGAATGGTATCGGAAGCAGTGAGGTTTGTTGTAGCAACATTTGTTGTAGCAACATTTGTTGTATGAATGGTATCAGAAGAAGTTATGTTTATGGTAGAAATGTTAGTCGTTGTTAGGTTCGTTGTGTGAATAGTATCGGAAGCCGTAAGGTTTGTTGTCGCAACGTTAGATGTTGTCACTAAACTAGTAAAGTCACCACTTTCCGCATAAACGTCTCCAACTATACCAACACCACCAGCGACTTGCAATGCACCGGTTGTTTTAGAGCTACTTGGTGTACTTCCAGTTATTATTGCATCTTGGGAAACAGTTAAATTGTTTTGTGTAACGAGATTACCGAGTATTTCAACTGTGATTAAGTTAGAATCATCAAGAATGTGATTATCTGTAAGCGTGTTTTGTGTGTAACCAATCGTGAACGTGTGATCATGTGGGTCATTTTCAGTTGCTGCTCCATGATGAATCAATCCAATATTTTTACCGGGGTGTTGCATCACAATACCAACATCAAGTAAGTGACTTGAATTATTGTTAGCAATACCTATAATACGGTCCTTGACTACAAATGAATTGGATTCAATAGCAAACGAATTTCCAATGACCATGACATTTCCATGAATTTCCAGATTAGATGATATTATTGTTGTATCGGTTGAATGTGTAATATGAGAATCGGTTAAATATTTACCCGCACCCACATATGGAATTGTATTTTCAGTTAATGCTCCAATAGAAATGTTATTTCCAATATTGGCATCGGAAGTTGTAATAATACTGGTCATTGAAAAAGCACCGGTAAGATTACTGCCATCACCGTAAAACGTATCCGCATATACATTACCCATGACACCTAAACCTCCGGCAATTTTAGCTGCACCAGTTGTTACCGATGTAGAAGCAGTTGTGTCGGTTACGTTTACAGACTCAGTATTGAGATCTCCATGAATATGTGTTTGACCGGTGAGAAGGTGTTGATCTGGATTAGGTATGACCCGTATTATTCTTTCAGTAGTATTTCCTGGAGAAGTACTTCCAGTTGTGATTGGCTTCGTCATAAAATAGAAATAACCGGGTCCTGGGTGTGACGAACCACCCGCTCCTCGAAAAGATGATGCACCTCTCGGAACGGTCCAACGAAACTGTGCTCCAGAATATCCCTGTTCACCGACATGTTTAACACCGAATTCATAAGGAGTTGAGTTAAAAGTATAATTATAATCACCGGTTATACCGAAATAGCCTATATGAGGACCCGTTGTTTGAACTCGGGTACCTGTATGAGATATATCAAACACATACGTAAGTCCTTCTATAAAGGTAAAGTGAAACTCGTCATTCCACGATTGACCATTTACTAACCAGTTACTTCCATAGTATGTAATAACTATAGGGTTTGTTAGGGTAATACCATTTCCATCTTGTGTCACACTTATAGACTGAGATGTCATTTCACCGGCATTTAAATTTTCCATAAAAGCTTCTCCTTCTGTGGTCGCATCATTCTTAGATAAAAATGGACCAGTGAATTTACCATATGAGTCACCCACAACAATGACATTCGATGCGTAGACATTTCCAGAAACTCCTAGACCACCTACAATTTTAGCTGCACCACTGGTTACAGATGTAGATGCGGTTGCATCCGTAACAGTGAGACTATCAATTTCGGCATCTTCAAAGTTTACATGTGTTGCGTGAACATTACCTTGGACTCCTAGCCCCCCTACAACAGTTAAAGCACCAGTTGTTTTGGAAGTAGTTGATGTATCTCCAGATACTATAACACTTTTAGTTACAGTTAAATTGTTAGAGACAAATGCATTTTCAGTAACTGTTAAATCCGTCTTGGCAAAAATATTCCCTTCGGTCGTGAGATCCTTTGTGATTGTCAAGTTATTGGATACGTAAGCATTTTCAGTAACTGTTAAATCTGTTCTGGCAAAAATTTCTCCCTCGGTCGTGAGATCCTTCGTGATTGTCAGGTTATTGGATACGTACGCATTTTCGGTAACTGTTAAATCAGTGTTTACAAATATATTTCCTTCGGTGGTGAGATCTTTAGTAATCGTTAGGTTATTAGAAACAAATGCATTTTCAGTAACTGTTAAATCTGTCTTAGCAAATATTTCACCATTTACTGTTACATCTTTTGTGACGGTCAAGTTATTAGATACGTATGCATTTTCAGTAACTGTTAAATCTGTCTTGGCAAAGACTTCTCCGTTTACTGTTGCGTTTTTTGTTACTGTCAAATTATTGGATACGTAAGCATTTTCGGTTACGGTTAAATCTGTCTTGGCAAAGACTTCACCATTTACTGTTACATCTTTTGTGACTGTCAAGTTGTTAGATACGTAAGCATTTTCAGTAATTGTTAAATCAGTCTTGGCAAATACTTCACCTTCAACTGTCGCGTCTTTTGTTACTGTTAGGTTATTAGATACATATACATTTTCAGTAACTGTGATGTCATGTGTCACATTTAGATTACCAGAAATAAGGGCCCCACCCTGTACCTGAAAATCAGTTGTAGGTAAAGTAGTGTTAATACCCACACGTGAATTTACGGTATCAACATATAAACCATCGGTACCAACGGCTAAATTCGAAGCTATTTTAGCATCACCTATAACATCGAGAGTAGATTGTGGAAATAGTGTGTTAATACCAACACGGTCACTTATTGCATCAACGTGTAATAGGTTTGTATCCACGGATAAACTTGAATTTGTATGAAGATGACCATGAACACGAACATCTATAAGTTCCCCGGATGGAACAATTGTAGTACTGTTTGCACTACTATCCGTGTGTGCAATAACAAATTCATCAACAGAGTCGCGATACCCGATAGTGACATTTGAACCTGGACGGTTCATGATAAAACCCACGTCTGATGTGGTATTTCCTTTTCCAATTTCTACAATAGCATCCTTGATTGTTGTATTTTCAGTATCGATTGTTGTTAGTGTACCTCTAACAGCCAGATTTCCTCCTACCAAAAGGTCATCTTGTATATACGAATCACCTCGAATAGTAACAACGTTGGCTCCTGTTTCATCTACAGAGAATTTAGATCCAACGTCTAGTGTATGTATAGGTTCCAAATTAGAAATACCTATATTACCTGTTGTAACTAACGCGTTATCCGCTTCGTACACAATGGTTGATGTAATTACGTTACCTAAATTTGCGTAGAAATCGATTTCACGACCTTGTACACCTTGGGCGTTAATATTAGAGTCAACAATTTCACCCGTTGTTGCATCGAGACCCATCAAAGTAACAACTACACCTTCATCTCTTCGAACAGGTTGCATAAAAAGACCTGCATGGTCTGCATTTATTGGGGTGTCAGAAGCATTAATCACGATCGTGTTTTCGGCCTGGTCGTCGTTATGCCAACGACCAAATCTCACCTTTGTGCCGCGATCAATAGTGCTTAAATTCTTCACCATTTAATATATCTTAGCATTTTAATTGGCATAGAGCAAACCGGCAACTCCATTGGAGATTTTGAGGATATTATAGTTCACTGCATATATTGGGTCGGTTATAGGCATCGTTTCACTGAATATTTTCGCATCATCTAATCTACTGAAATTTAGAGTTCCTGTAGGCTGCATAAGACTTGTTGTAAGACAGAAGCAGAATAAGAAGAAGTCTGGGGATGTAACGAAATTAGTGTGGTAATAATTCATGACTTCTATAAAGTGTGGACGAGCCCATTTATATCCATCAATGTCTACACCATTTATGGTTACTTTAACTTTATTATTATAAGAAGTCAATGCACTATAATTACTTGTATTACTGGACGCGATATATTTGACGGGGTGGTTAAAATGAAGCTCTTGTATGGTTTCATTACTTGGAATATTTTTTTGAACCTGGAATATCAACATTTCTATATCTCGACTAGCGAAAGTTCCACGTTCTTCGTTATCTAAGTAGTAGTAATTACTATGTGCGGACCACTGATAATTACCGGCTTCAGGTCCCCAATGTATTCGTAGCTCCACATTATGATAATTTAAAGCTACAAGTGGTAAAGCCATCTGAGGAGATTCACAAAAAAAGAAACGTAAAGGATAAAAATATGAACGAGCACTTACACCCGGGTGGGTACCATTAGAACTTTTACTGACGTTATTAGCAAATGTGTCAATAGCGATTTTTTCCGTAAACACAGAATCTATAGTATCAACAACTTGACCTCCAATTAATAATTCACAATAATCGATGAGACGTGTCCAATCTGGATGATCTAGGGATGCGTTATTATCATCAATAGTGAAATATGTATAACCAAGAAGGTCACCTGTTTTTTCGAAACGGATAGTTGACATGGAACCACCATTCACAGCCC